CTCGTCTGGTTATTGATGGCAAAAAAGTTCTGTACGTGTCCTTGGAGATGTCAGAGGACCGAGTTGCCCAAAGATTTGATAGTATTTTTACAAGGATTAAGCAGTGTGAATTAAAAGGACGAGTTGAGGACTTAGCAAAGCGGGTTGAGGAAATGAATTCCTATGAGGGTTTAGGGGAACTAAGAATTAAGGAGTTCCCAACCAAGCGCCTAACCGTTGCGGGTCTTAGGGCTTATTTGAACCAGTTAAAGAATTATGATGATTTTTGCCCAGATGTAGTTGTTTTAGATTATTTGGAATTGATGACAGCTGCGGATGCCTCGATGTCTGAGTATATGTCTCAGGAGCGTATTGCGCAGGAACTTAGGGGACTGGCGGTTGAGCATCGGTTATTGGTTTGGACGGCAACACAAACGAACAGACAAGGTAAATTGGTGGATATTATTACAGATGCCGAATTGGCTGATTCTTATGGGAAAATTCGGGTTTGTGATTTAGCTTTTTCTATTAATCAAAAAGAACAAGAGTTTGATGAAGGGAAAGCTCGTTTATATGTTATGAAATCTCGAAACGGACGGGCAAGATTTATTGTGCCTATTCGAATCGATTACAATAAGTTAGTGGTGACACAACAATAATATGACTAAAAAATACCCTAAGTATACCCACCCGATGACCGTGTATACGGGAATAAAAACTTTTACAATTAAACAGCAAGCGCTGACAAAAGATAATTTATACGGCTGTGTGGAGTTCCCGAAATCTTTAATAACGATTGACCCTAACCAGTGTGTTGAGGATTATAAAGGAACTTTACTTCACGAAATTTGTCACGTGGGTTTTGAGGTGTTTGGATTGAACGATGATGACGAAATACCCACAATAGGAAATGAGTATCTTACTAGTGTTACTTCAAATATGATTCAGCAACTGGCGGGTTTAAACCCTGACCTTTTTCAATTTATTTTTACAAAACAATGCTAGATTTAAAAAATATTTACGACACTCTTGAGGACCATTACATGGATATTACTAAGAAGTATTTATCCCTTTCGGAACACAATTTACAAGAGGTGATGACACAACACCCGTCTGTTTATGCTTTTTTTGGGGGTGTCAATGCCTATGCCAAAAAAGAAATGGATTTGGCTTCCTTGCTGTTGGAAACGCGCGAAGCGGAACTAAGGGAAGCGAGACGTGAGGAACTTAAATCTTTAGGGCAAAAGGTCACGGACCGTTCCCTAGACGGATATTTGAAGACGCTTTCCGAGTTACAGGCTTTATCTGCCGGGGTAGTGAAGAAATCCCACAAATATCATTTATCTCGAAATATTATGTCCAGTTTGGACCACCAAAAGGATATAATAGTTCAACTAAGCGCAAATAAACGCGCAGAAACTAAACTAATCGAACAACTTTAAACTATGGTTAACATTAACGAATTACGAAAAAAATACGAAGAAATCAACAGTACAGGCACGGGAAACTCCACGGAGTTTTTAAGCAAGTTTTTTATGATGGAAGAGGGCACCTCGGTGGTGCGGGTACTTCCTTGGAAAGATGAAGAGCAGGAGTTTTACACGGAGACTGCCATTCACCGTTTGGATGATAAGAACTATCATTGCCCTCGCGTTAAGGGGGACAAGTGTCCTGTTTGTGATAAATACTATGACCTCTGGAAGCAGATTAATGCTATCGGTAAGGATACCCCAAGGGGCCGAGACTTGGCCGATGTCGCTCGTCAGATTAAAGCTCGCAAGCGTTACTACTTAAATGTAGTGGACCGTCGGGATGGAAAAGTTAAAATTCTCTCCGTCGGGCAAAAGCTTTTTGGGAAGATTTTGGATTGCTTCTTTGACGAAGATTTTGGAGATATCACGGACGTGTCAGAAGGTTGGGACTTTAAGATTGTTAAAGACACCCAAGGGCAGTGGCCAAATTATGATAAGTCCGCACCAAAACCAAAACAAAGTAAAGCAGGAAGTGACCAGGAAGTATCCCAATGGATGGATGAACTGCATGACATTCACGGTCTTGTTAAAATAGCTGATTATGATGACCTAAAAAATATGATGCTTGCTTTGGGGGGAGAGGATTCTGGTCCGGAGTCAAGTTCGTCCGTTTCTAAAAACGATGATGACGATGAGGATTACATGGCTCACCTTAAAAATCTTAAGGTTGACTGAGCATGAGTAAGGATAAGCTAAAAATTTTAGTTTGCCCATCAAATGAGGGGGGATGTGCGTACTATCGTATCATCCTCCCTATGCAAAAGTTGGAGGAGCACTTTGGTGAAGAGGTGGAGTTTAGGTGGGACTCAAATCCACTTGCGTGGGATAAGGATGCGAAAACCACAACACCTCCTGACTATGATTATGAGAATATAAAATGGGCGGATATTGTCTTCACTCAGAATATTCATAACTTTGGAGGTCAGTACACGGCTGAAATATTACGTAAAGCAAATGAGTTTGGGAAATTCACACACTTTGATACAGATGATTTACTAACGGATTTGTACCCGGAGCATCGTTTATACCAGGTGTACAAGGAGCAGAAGCTTGACGAAATTACGAAGTACATTTATAATAATGTAGATTTGGTTTCTGTTACTCAACGAAAGTTTGCAGAGCGCATCCGTCCTTTTGTAAAACGGGCTCTGGTTGTTATTAAAAACGCTATTGATTTTAATTTGGATGGCTGGAACGCTCCCAAGCTTAAAGCTGCGAGAAAAAATTTGTGTAGGCTCGGTTGGGTAGGAGGAATCCACCACGACGTGGACGTTAAGCAGTTTGCCGCCTTACCTCATCTTGTAAACCAAAAAGTTGGGAGAGAGCGGGTACATTGGGGCTTTTATGGAAGACCCCAGCGCGAACGCGACGAGAATGGAGTCCCTAAAAAGGAAGATTGGCAACAAGATGTTTGGGACTACTATGAACAACAGCTTATGAGGGGCTTTAAAGGGCAGAGAAACTATACTATTTACCCTGCGCTGCCTCCCAATGACTATGGGCGCTTTTACACTAACATTGACGTAAGTTTGGCATTTTTGGACCCAAACCCTTTCAATGATTCTAAGTCGGAAATCAAAGTAATCGAAGCAGGAAGGTATGGGGTACCTCTTGTAGCAACTAATATAGGTTGCTATGATGAGGTTATTGAAAATGGTGTTACAGGGTACCTTATTGACAAAAATAACCCAAAGACAGAGTGGTCTAGAATTTTAACTAGGTGTGTTAAAGATAAAAAGCATCGTGAAGAAATGGGTAGAAATTTAAAGAAAATTGTGGACGAGTACTATGATATTAACAAGATTGTTGGTGGGCGTCTTCATTTGTATAAACAGCTGCTAGGTATGAAGGCCGAAGCGGAGCAAGAACGAAAAGAAAATATTCAGGAAGTCGGATGAGAGAAAAAACTAGTATTGTAGCTTGTATGAAGAACGAGGCTCCTTACTTAAAGGAGTGGATTGAGTTCCATAAACTTGTGGGATTTGAACATTTTTATTTGTATGACAATCAGTGCACTGATGACACTAGGGAGGTGCTAAAACCTTATGAAGAAAGTGGTCTTGTGACGGTGAACGAACTTCCATTACCAAATTGTCAGCTTGCCGCATACTACCATGCACTTTATTCCTATAGGTATGAGTGTGATTGGATGGCATTTATTGATATTGATGAGTTTCTATTTTCCCCGAAAGGAGAGGATATTAAGGTATTCTTAACAGACTTTAAAGCTTTGCCTGCAGTAACACCCCAGTGGATGACGTTTGGAAGTAATGGGCATGAACAAAAGCCTGAAGGTTTAGTGATTGAGAACTTTACGAAAAGGGGTCCCAGTGAGAAGGATGCGTTTGAACCAAATAAACACATCAAGTCTATTGTAAATCCAAAGGTTACTGTTTGCCCCGCTGGGACACCCCATAATTTCTTTTATATGAGCCCTAACCCCCCTGTTAATGAGCAGGGGCACCAAAATACGGGTCCCTACCGTGAGGGGGAGTGGACCTATGATAAAATCCGTATCAACCACTATTATTGTAAATCTAAAGAAGAATACCAAGAGAAAATAAATAGGGGTCGTGCTGACGCACCACAGGCGGAACAAGAATTGTCACGAACCTGGGAAGATTTTGATAAGCATGACAATAATGAAGTTGAGGACTTAACCATTTTACAATACTTGAAGCCCCTAAAGGAACAATTATGAAGACATTTAAGCATTCTGGAGATTTAGGAGATATTATTTTTGGGCTGCCCGCTATGAAAGCGAAGGGGGGAGGTATTTTGTACCTGGACCCAACGGGCGGCGAGGGGCAATTTGAGGGGTTAGCAATTGGTTCATCTGGGAAAACTAAACTAACAAAGGAAACCATTCTCGCGGCTAAAGAGTTTTTAGAAGCTCAACCTTATATTGACGAGGTTAAGTTGTGGGAGGGGGAGAAAGTTAATTATAACTTAGATGAATTTAGAAAGCATATTTCATTTAATAATCTTACGAAATCACATTTGGAAGCTTTTAGTATCCCACATGATAAGGCTGATGTAAAATGGTTAAAATTGCCCTCAATGGATACTGTCTTACCAGAAGGGAAATCTTTTGTCGTGGCTCGTAATGTCAGGTACCAAGGGAACCACGCTTTTTGGGAACAGAACGCAGAGATGTTTAAAGAAAAGGCAGTTTTTGTGGGTTCGCCCTTTGAGCATGAAGTGTGGGAACACATATTTGGAGAAGGGTTGGAATATTTAAGCACCCCTACAATTATGCACCTGGCCCAAGCTATTAATGAGTGTAAGACCTTTGTAGGCAATCAGGGGCTTCCCCATGCTATTGCCGAAGGCTTTAAAAAGCCCATGATTTGTGAGGTGGATAAGACTTACCCCGCCGCCGTTTTTAAGCGTGAGGATGCGAAGTACGTGTAATGGATATAACTGTTGTTTGTGTTGATGATGTGGACCCCTTGGAAGCGGACCGCGTTGTACGCCTGTCAGCGGATAAACTAAAGGCTAGAAAGTCCTTATTACTAACCAGCCATGTAAGACCGTCTAACGCAAAGGTAGAGTGGACCAAGATAAAACCCATTCGTGATGTTTATAGCTATAGTTGTTTTATTTTAGAAAAGTTAAAGGACTATGTGGATACTTCGCACGTGTTAGTTGTACAGAAGGATGGCTACGTGATTAATGCTAAAGCGTGGACGGATGAGTTTCTTAAGTATGATTATATTGGGGCACCTTGGTATGGGTACAGTACGCTTGGTGTTGCAGAAGGGGCTGTGGGTAATGGAGGTTTTTCCTTGAGAAGCAAAGATTTTTTAGAAGCTGGAGCTCGGGTTTTAAAAGAGGCTCGAATAAAAAAACTTCCTGTTTTAGAAAAAACTCAAGGAGAGGATAACTTTCTTTGTGTCCAGAACTATAATAAAATGGTAAACCTTGGCATAAAATTTGCTCCAACTTATTTAGCCAACAAGTTTTCTACGGAGTTTGGTTATAATAACTATGTTCCGTACTTAGACCAATTAGGGTTTCATGGACATTTGTCCCGAGAAACTGTGCCCTGTGATTTATTATGATTTCAATTGTTATTAGTTATTGTTCGATGGAAAAACGCTTCATTCGTAAGATGCTTACGGAGTGTAAGAAGATTACGGACGATATTACGGTTATGCATGGAACTCACCTAATGAATGGGGACGATGAGGACTTACCTTTTATTACTGACGTGTGTAATGAGTTTGAGGTTAACCGTGCTACCGTTGCATGGACTAATTTTATTCCCGCTAGAACATACCACAATTCCTTTAGGTGGTATGGATTAAAAGAATCTGGTACACAGCATGATATGGTATTGTTTTTAGATGCGGATGAAATTATTGATGGCGACTTGTTTGTGCAGTGGTGGAAGGCGAACAGTAGAATGTTGTCTCAGTACCCTGCGTATGCGTTTGAGGCATATTGGTATTTTCGTGAGCCCATTTATAGAGCCACTACAACGGAGCACGCTGGTTTGTTAATTCATAAAAAAGAAATTACAGAGCAGAATATATATAATGATATGCAAAGGTGGGGAATTGCCCCACTAAAACCCCACGTAATGGCACCGGGGGGAATCCCGATGATTCATCATTATAGTTGGGTACGTACAAAAGAAGAAATGATTATTAAAATACGAAATTGGGGGGATAAACATGTTACCCTTGCGTGCGGTAAAGCCGCAATGGGCTGTATTTCGGACGTACACGAAAGCTTTGAAACTCCTATTGACGAAAATTTTAGGGATTTTGTGCACGGGTACTCGTTTACCACAGTAAGTAATTTTATGGAGGAAGTTGATGCAATACAAAAATAAAACTGGAGGCACGGTTTACTTGCCAGATGGCACGGCGGTTCTTAGGGGGGAAGAGATTGAATTATCTCAATCTTATGGGGGCCTAACTCCTGTACAAAAAATTCCTCCCCCTAAGAAGACTGCACCAAAGAAAAAAGCTAAAAAAGCTACCCTAGAATCTAAGCCGCGCCCTTCAAAGGATGAACAAGAAAAAAATTGATATAGTCATGTTGTCATTTGCCAAAACTAAAGAGTTATGGCAAATGACCCAACAAGCTATTGATTCCCTTCATGCTTCCGAGGACCACATTGAATTTGATGTGTATGTAGTAGAATCAAACCCCCAAGTAGCATTTGCGGATTACAAGGGGATAAAAAAACTTTTGAAAATCCCAGAGGGAGTCTCATACCACTACAATAAATACTTAAATTTTGGTCTTGAGGAAGCGAGAAAGGAAAATACGGACCGTCTCGTTGCTTTGTGTAGTAACGATATCATTTTTTTCCCCCAGTGGGCGACCAGTATAATGACTGCCATAAAGGAAACGGACGCTTTGAGTGCCTGCCCTTTAGACCCTACTGTTCCTGAGCAACAGGGTATCACCGATATAGCTGAAGGATACGAAATCCGAAAGCATATTTCCGGTTGGTGTCTTGTTGGCACCCCGAAGATGTTTAAGGAAATAGGGAATTATTTGCCAGCTCCTACTGAAGTTTTCCATTGGGGCTCGGATGCTCTCTATGCTGACATGTTGTGGGAAAAGGACATGAAACATATTTTAGTTCCCAATTCCCAGGTAAGGCATTTAAGTGAGGTCACTTCCCGACGATTGCTGTCGCCTTCTGAGGTTCACGAGCATCATTGGGGTGCGTTTGACGGGTATCGTAGGTGGAAAGCCCTGAAAAAAACTCCTTTGGTTGCATACGGTCGCCCCGAGGCTTATTGTTTTGTTCTGGAAAATGGTGAGATAGAGGAAAGGGATTCCCCTATATAATAATACTATGAATATTCATCAACGTCGCCGCGCCGAGCGTGCCGCCATCCAAGCGGCTCAAATTAAAGCAGCCCAAGAGGAGGCAGCCGCAGCTGCCGCTGTCGCCACCCCAAAGAAGGCTCGCAAAAAGAAGTCCCCTAAAAAATCTACGTCCAAGAAAACTAGTTAATTTTGGTTGTTTTAGAGTGGGCTGTCCTTTTATACTAACATGGCTGGAATACTAAGCGATGTTTGTAAGCGCCTTGAGGGCGCTAATTTGTTGGAGGACGAGGCTCAGGTTCACGGGTATGTGGATTCCGGTTCGTATGCTCTTAATAAGATTATGTCCGGGAAATACAACGGGGGTTTTCCCATTGGAGCTATAACTGAAATTTATGGGGAGTCCTCCACGGCAAAAACTGTGTTCCTAACTCATGCTTTTGTGGGAGCCCAGAAGCAAGGCTACTACACTATAATGGTGGATAATGAGCACGCTTACTCCCCCGGATTTGCCAAAACATTGGGGGTTGACCCCTCTAAACTAGTTTACCTAATGCCGGAAACAATGGAGGCCTGCTTCGAGGCTATTGAGGAGGTTATTAAGGCAATCCGAGAAAAGGACCAAGACACACCCATTGTTATTGGGTATGATTCTATAGGTGTGTCCCCTACAAAAAAAGAGATGGAGGATGATTTTGGCAAAAATAGTGAAATGTCCGGGGCAATACGTGCGAAAGTAGCTGGACAGTGTTTGCGTAGAATTAATCCTCTTTTAAGAAAACACAAAGCCGCGCTGGTTATTATCAATCAAGTCCGAAGTAAGGTGGGACTAGTTTTTGGGGACCCCAGGACTAAGGCGGGGGGTGGAAAGGCATTGCTTTATTATTGTGCGGTTTCCCTTGAGACCACTTCAGCCAAATCTGATGTTATATATGATGAGATTAAAAATCCAATTGGGATTAAAGGAACGGTAAAATGTGTTAAAAACAAGGTAACCGTTCCCTATCAGGATTGTGAGTTTAGGCTTATATATGATAAGGGGTTGGAACGGTCTTATGGGCTAACTGTTTCTATGTACAAAAATGGGATAGTAACCTCCCCCTCAAAAGGGTGGTACTCTTTAGAGGAGGGCAGTAAAAATAGGGCGGCAGATTTAAACAAAGTTCTTGCTGGGAAAGTTCAGTCTGGGGAAATTAAATAGTGATTTTCGATATTATTGCTTGGGTAATTGTTCTCGCTGGGATTGCTGTCTTTCTGGGGCAGTTTTATTTAGCGGGGCGTTTTATAGGAAGGGTCTATGGGGTCTTTAAGCCAAGGCCAAAGCCCCTCCAATTACCCCCTCATCCTCCCCAGGATGAAAAACCAAAAAAAGCTTCACCTCCTGAAGCCGACCCTAAATACAAAATTAATCCAACCTTTTCCTGGGAAAGCTAGATATTTATACAATGGCTAAACGAAAAACAGGGAACAAAGATATTTCCCCCGAAAAGGTGGGAAAATTGGACGCCGGGAAGAAGTCTAGGGTACCCGTATACGCCTCCATTGGAGACGCTTTATCTAAGCACGGATACGGAACCTATTTTACAACCCCAAAGGCAGATAGGATTTATGTTATTACTCGTGGGACGTGGGGGGATAAGTCCGCTAATAAAGTAGTAAAAGGCTTTCCGGGGAAGACACCTATAAATAAAATTAAGGCTTTTTCTAAGAGGACAAAGGTGAAGCACACTTCAACCCCAATGCCTGGTACGGAAGCGGGGAAAGCTAAAGCTGGGTACGCAACGGATAAAGTTCGCGACCTAAAGAAACGCCAAAAACCTTTATAATGCCAAGTCCTTACACTCCTAAAAAAAGCTATTTTTCTGAGGCTAGAGTCCAAAAGATGGCCAAGGATGTTATCCGTGATTGCAAGCACGATAGAGACCTTGCTTTACAAGCATTTGCTTATTTTAAAACTATTGTTGACGCGAACCCTATGGATGATAAATCTAAGTCTGAATTGTCCAAAGCACTGGATTTAGCTCAATCTGCTAATGATAAAGTCGTGAGAATTTTAGATTTAATGCTAAAAATGACTGCGGTTGAGATAAAAAATTCTAAAGACGTCAAACCCATGTCCTTCGAGGACCTTCAGAAATGAGCAAAGACACCAAAGATAATTTTATAGTTTATTCCCATGTATTGGATGTTTTCATTTCGATACGAAAACTGACGGACGAGGAGATTGAGGACCTTGTGGTTAGAGTTGTGGACACTGTAACGGCTCCGAAGTCTTCAATATCCCAATTCATTGAGCTTATTTTAGAAAAGGTAGTCATAGGATACCCTGATTTAATTTCTGATGCTGATGACGGGGTTAGAGAAGCCATTTTTGAGTGTGTTACAGAGATTTATCCAGGCTTCTCCTTGGAGTTAATCAGTAAGACGGTAAACTCTTACATGCACGGGGAGGGGGAACTTCCTGATGGAGGGAGCAGTTCTCTTCTGTCCCTAAAGCAGGTGGACAAAATATCGAAGGCTTTAAAAAGCAACGTGATTGGCCAGAATGAGGCTGTGGATGAAATTATTAAGCATATAAAACTAATAGAATCGAAACTTGAAAAGTCCTCGAACCTATTTTTTATTGGCCCTACTGGCGTAGGTAAAACTGAAATGGCGAAAGTTCTCGCCTCGGCTTATCTCGGGAACGAGAGTCGTTTGTTAAAAATTAATTGTGGAGAGTATTCGAGTAGCCACGAGTATGCAAAATTGGTGGGCAGCCCCCCTGGATATATTGGGCATGGGGAGAAAGGTCTTTTAACCCAGAAGGCAAGTGAGTCCTCGAAATGGGTTATTCTTTTTGATGAAATTGAGAAAGCTCATTCAAAGCTATATGATTTGCTTTTAAACTTAATGGATGAGGGGACAATCACGGATAATCAAGGCGTTGTTTTGGATTTTTCTAATTCCATTATTTTATACACAAGTAATGTTGGATTACGAGAATTTGTAGGAAAAACCTATCTTGGGTTCGGGGAACAGAAGGTATCGTATGAGGAAGCTAAAAGCAACATAGAATCTGTGTTCAAAGAGAAGTTTTCCCCAGAATTTATTAATAGATTGGACGCTGTTATTTACTTTAATACCCTAAATAAGGATGACGCTAAGAAAATAGCGAAACTCCACTTAAAGAAGCTTCCCTTGAAAGTCTCCCCTAAACTCGTATCATATGTCGTCGATGAAGCCTTCTCAGAGGACTACGGCGCTAGAAATATTCGTAGATTTATTAAAAATAATATTTCTATTAAAATCGCCGACAAAATTTTAAGCGGCAAAGTCTCAGATGCTTATACCCCCCTCTTCAAAAAAAATGAGTTCCTCGGATTCAAGTCTGTTTAAGGCTAATGTAGGTAACATACTTACTTTACTGCTGTGTTTTGCAAGCGTGGGGGTCTCCTATGGTACGACACAGAATAGAGTAGGGAACTTAGAGGAAAGGGTGGCTGTTCTTGAAGCACGAACGCTCTCTCAGTTAGAGAGCCTTAATGAGAATATAACAAAATTGCGTGTAGATGTGGGGAAAATGTCACAGGATATTAATTGGATGAAGGCCCGTATGGTCCCCGAAAAAGAGTAAAAAAAACGTTCAAACCACCCCTCCCGGGACTATAACATAGTATACAACTAAGGGATTTTCCTGGAGAAAACAATGAACGAAAAAACTTTTACATACGAGAATTACGAGCATGATGCCGAACCAAGCGTACTAGTTACGTCTGAAAACCAGCACACGCTACAAGGGTTCAATATTAATTACATGACTAAAGGGCAAGCAACTCGCATTCGTAATGAGTGGAAACGGGTAGCTAAGCAAAACTGGGCATTGTCCACTAAAGTTCGTGTGGTTATGAATCGGGTGGGTAAACCTGCAAAGCAATCTTACAGAACTTACCGGAAAGAGTACATTAGCCTGTAGTTCAAAGGTTACTGTAAGTTTACCTTATATTATTTCTTAGTAGCGCAGATTACTGCGCTACTATTTTTTATTTTATGCTATAATAAGGGTATGAAAGGAATTGTTTTAGCTGGGGGACTTGGAACTCGCTTAAACCCTCTGACGTTTGCGACGAATAAACACTTACTCCCTGTTTATGACCGTCCTATGGTTTATTACCCTATACAAACTTTGGTGAATGCGGGTATCCGAGATATTATGGTTGTCACCGGGGGTCCCCACGCAGGGGACTTTATCCGCGTTCTAAAAAATGGGGAGGAGTTGGGTTTAGAGAAAATAAGTTATGCTTACCAGGAAGGGGAAGGAGGAATTGCACAAGCGCTCTCTATGGCGGAGCCTTTTGTGGGGTCCGATAGTTGCACTGTCATACTTGGGGATAACATTATTGCTGATGATATTAGTGGGGCGGTTAGTAATTTTGAGTCTGTGGGAGGATGCCACATCTTTACTAAGGCGGTACATGACCCGGAAAGATTCGGAGTAATTAAGTTTGATGAGGAGGGAGGAGGTATTAAGGACATCATTGAGAAGCCCCCTATACCACCTTCTAATGAAGCCGTAATTGGTTTGTACATGTACGATAATAGCGTGTTTAACCGCATTAAATCCCTTAAGCCTTCTAATCGGGGGGAGCTAGAGGTTACTGATTTGAATAAATCTTACCTAAGAGAAGGGAAACTAACGGCCCACAGGGTTCACGGAACGTGGGTAGATTGTGGAACGTTTGATTCTTTGGCGAAAGCCACAACTAAATTTTTTGAAGATAAACATGAGTAATAAAAAAATTGTCGTAACAGGAGGCTGGGGCTTTATAGGCTCCCGTTTTATCCTAAAAGTTTTGGAAGACACCGATTATAGTGTTCGGGTTATTGATAAAGGCACGTACGCCGCCGATAAGAGCCGGGTGTTCAATAACTTAAAGAGGGAGGAGGACAAAAATAGAATTGAGATTTTGGAGGTAGATATTTGTGACTGCAGAAAGGAGTACCTAGCGGGTTGCGACTATGTGGTTAATTTCGCGGCGGAGAGCCATGTGGACAATTCCATTAGTGATGGCAAGCCTTTCATTAGAAGTAATGTAGAGGGTGTTTTTACCCTTCTGGAATGTGCCAGGAAGAGCCCTGACCTGAAAAAGTTCATCCATATTTCCACGGATGAAGTTTACGGGGATATGCAGGACCTAATAGGGGAACCAAAAGCCACAGAATCTTTCCCCTTACGCCCGAGTTCCTACTACTCAGCCTCCAAGGCATCAGCGGACCTTTTAGTCCAGTCAGTGGCCAGGACGTACGGACTCCCTTATATTATTACACGCAGTTGCAATAATTTTGGGCCAAATCAGGACCCTGAAAAGTTTATCCCTAAAATCTTTAAGTCGATTCAGGAAGGTAAGGAGGTTCCCGTTTACGGTGACGGTAAACAATCTCGGGAATGGATGCACGTAGATGATAATGTGGGTATTATTCTAAACTTAATGCTGTCAGGTGCCACCAACGAGATTTTTAACATTGGAAGTGGGCACCATTTAACAAACCTTGAGGTAGTTGGTTGCATTGGGGAGCTTCTAAACTCAGACGTGAATTACAGTTACGTGCCAGACAGGTTGGGCCACGATAGGGTTTACAGCTTAGACACTTCTAAGCTTGATAAATTTTTTGGGGATGTTTTTCATGGTAGTCTAGTATATCGTAAGTTGAAATATTTTTTAAAAGATGAAGTTGCAAGGGTTAAAAGTTTTTCTAACGGGGGCTAGAGGGCGTCTAGGGGTAGAGTTATCCAAGAGGTTGTTGGAAAAAGGGGCTGTTACAATAGCCCCTAACAGTCTAGAGTGGGACATCACAAAAGGTGTCAAGCCTAGCCCCCTAATAGTTGACCCTCTTGAGGTTGATTTAGTTATTCATGCGGCGGCGTACACAGATGTACCTGGTGCAGAGGAAAATCGCTTTGACTGTGTTAAAACAAACATATACGGGACGGAGACCGTCGCAAATTTCGCAAAGTCTTGTCGGGCAAAGGCTGTCTACATTTCATCAGATTATGTAACTGCCCCACCCCTAAGCTTTTATGCTTTTACGAAGTTAGCCGGGGAAGCTTTCTTTGATAAACAAAAAGACATGATTATACGAACCTCCTTTAAATCACGTGGAATGTGGGGCGAAAAGGCCCTTAAGAAGGTTTTTCACCCCGTTTACACAAATGGGGATTGGGTTGATATTATAGCGGAACTAATTGTTAAAGCTATTGAAGAAAATCGTACAGGGGTTGTTAATTTGGGTACGAAAGTAAAAACTCTGAAGGATTTAGCCTTGGAGGAGTACCCCCTAGTGCAAGAGACCCCCGTTACAGAGGCAGATACGCTTTTAGGGTATTATTATCCACGTGATACAACAATGGACTTGACTATATAATATAGCATGTCTCAAATAACAACAAGCAACAGGTCTGACAATTGGGGGTTTGATTCTTTCGGGAGCCCTTTGCAGAATACACCCGCCTTTCAGCGGGAATGGCGGAGTTTATCCACGTCGGTATCCGCCCTTTCTGGTTTAGGAGGTGAAGGGGTGTCTTTGATTGACGCCCCCTCTGCTATTAGACCCGATGCCAGTGGGAGTATTCACTTGTGGGGACTCGCCGCAACTACGGATGGCAATGGCGCTTTAGCGGGTCTGCTTAAGCAGAATAATAATAGCGGGCAAATTATAACGGCTGTTGCTTGTCAAGTAAATGGACCGTTTTTCATGGCCTTTGATGCCCCTGTAAAGTTACCCCTTAACGCTAGTCTGTATTGGGATGAGTTGGCGGTGACAGGAACGTACCCTTTCATTTCGGTATTTTATACCATCATGTGGGAAAAGGGGAGAAAATAATGGCTGTCAATATGTGGGATAAGTTTGGTGCGGTGTCTGGAGGTGCGATTGTACCCCCCTCACCTGGAAGACAAAAAGCCATGCTTCCTAATACCTCTAGGTCATGGAATTTAACAAATTCCCTTAGCGAGGGGGATTCTGACGTGTGGTACCCACTTTTTTCTGGCACGGCAGGGGAAGGAGCTTCTTTTAATAACGGGATTCAGACAGTGGGAGAAAATTTTGGGTTTATTGGCTCCGGAAATGCCCTTGTTATTTGGGGGTTTTCTTTAACAAACGGTGAAACATCCACCCCAGCTGTGAATACTACGGTTGCTTTACAACAGGGGACTGGCGTAAGGGGGGATGATACTTTTTTGATAATTGGAGGGAAATGCACTGGACCCACTATGGTGTCTTTGGAGATTCCTATCATTCGTCGGGGTCGGGATGGAGACATTTTTGCTAAGGTGTTCACCTCACAGGGTACGTGGGATTTACTTACTTTAATTTATTCTATTATACCTGACCCTGTACTATAACATAGTAATAGGAGGGTAGCTCAGGGGTTAGAGTTTTGGTCTTATATGCCAATGGTCACGGGTTCAAATCCCGTTCCTCCCACCAAAGTTATGTCTACGGTAATAAATACACGTTATGAATTCGACAGAGAGGATGCCCATAAAGCTCATTTCGTTATGGCTTGGAATAAACATGAGCCCAAAGTTTCTTTTTCCCTAGGCACGGGGATTAGTACTGTTATAAGTTATTCAACCGGGGACAGTAAGTTCATTCGACGCTCCATTCTTGAAGCCCAGAAGTTTTCGAAAAGAGTAGTGGTGGTGTCCTGTAGCCATAGATTTAATGGAATCCCTGAGGACGATACTTACATAAAAGCCTTGCAGAGGGAATTAAAGTTTGATTTAATAAATCTTCCTTGGGACCGGAATAAATCCCCAAAAGATTGGCATAATATGTTGAGGCATGCTGGGTATTTACATACGGTTAAATGGGACCCTTTGATTGAGGAGAACGGGGAGTATAAAGGTGTTAGCCATTGCTTGTTTTTAGACGGGGATGAAATTGTTGAAGGGGACTCTATGTTAAAGTGGTTAAAGAGCTTACCTGAGTGTCCGGACACCCCCCAGACGTACAAGTTACTCCCCATAAATGCAATGTTCCCGGCATATTTTTATTTTTTAGACCCCACACTTGTGTCAACCGCATTGGAGATGGCTGGACTGTTAATATCGGTTCAATACTTGCGGGAACATGAAGATGCTTTTTTTAATGAGAATGAAAGGAGTGGGATGATGAATGCAAGTCTGGGTGTTATAGCCCCTCTAGCGTGGCCACCCTCCTATGACCCAGAGATGGAGTTCAATTCCCAATATCAGTTTAAGGACTGGCTTAAGGGGGCTCCTTTCGTACACCACTACAGTTGGGTTAGGTCAGAGGAAGAGATGTATAAAAAAATAATCTGGGCACATTCTGGGGGTAAGGATTGGAAAACCCTAATCCATAACCATTTTAAACTATTTGATGATTTAAACCCCTTTTGCGCTTTGGGGGAAGAGCCCGGAGGGAGCCGTCCCCACAAATGTTTTGTTCACAATTATGAGTATTTTCGAGTCCCAAACAAGTTTAATTTATAGGTATGGATGATATTAAAGAGTTAATTGAGGGGGTTTTAAAAGGTAGCCAAATTAAATCCGTTCATAATGGAGAGTTCTCCAAGAAGGATGGGAAGATGAAGGTGTACTATTCGGGCCCCTTTTGGGGCAAGGAGGAAGTGGTAGCGGCAGTGGACACGCTCCTAAACGGGAAATGGCTGTCTTCTGGGGAAAAGGTTAATCGTTTTGAGCGTGAATTTTCTAAGAAATTTAATATGGAAGCTTCCGTTATGGTCAATTCAGGAAGTTCTGCTAATCTTGCTATGATAGCCGCCCTTAAAAAATACTTTAAGTGGGAAGATGGTGCGGAAGTAATTGTTTCCCCTGTAGGATTTCCAACGACTATTGCACCTCTTATTCAAAATAACTTAACGCCTGTGTTTGTAGATATCGAGGAAGAGTCCTTAAACTTTGATTTGTCTGAGATTGAGAAGAAGATTTCCTCTAAGACGGTAGGCGTTTTCTTGTCTCCTGTTTTGGGTAATCCTCCTGATATGGATAAGTTAACCTCAATTTGTGAGGAAAGGGGGATTAAGTTAATCTTAGACAATTGTGATTCCCTTGGGTCAAAGTGGAAAGGTAAGTACTTAAATGAGTATGCTGTGGCGGCGTCCTGTTCCTTTTACCCCGCGCACCATATTACAACCGCTGAAGGGGGCATGGTGTCTGGTCCCAGGGACTTTGTTAATTTAGTGCGAAGTTTTGCGTGGTGGGGCAGGGATTGTTATTGTGTTGGTCCCGCTAACCTATCCACCTGTGGGTCCTGTGGAAAACGTTTTGATAGGTGGCTCCCTAATTATGAGGGGGAAATTGACCATAAGTATGTGTTTACAAATGTTGGGTATAACTTAAAGCCCCTTGATTTACAAGGAGCGATTGGGTCGGTCCAACTAAAAAAATTCGAAGAGATTCACGCCAAACGGCGTTATGCTAAAAATCGTTTGGCTCGTATTTTAGGGGAGTCCTCATTTGTAAGGATTCCGGTAGAATTACCTGATGCGGAAACGTCTTGGTTTGGAACACCTGTTGTTTGTGACCAAGGCAAAGCCTCTTTAGTAGCACACTTGGAGGCTAATGGTATTCAAACCCGCCCCTATTTTGCAGGGAATTTATTAATGCACCCGGGGTACAAACATTTAGATGACTACCGTAAATACCCTAAAGCAAACAAAGTTCTTAGTAACGTGTTTTTTATAGGAGCTTCTCCCCACTATACCGAGGAGGTTTTTGATTACGTTGATGAGGTATTGCAATTATGGAAGCAGAAAAATTAAAAATTAAGGATGTTATTCTAGTTCGGCCCACAGTGTATGCGGATACGAGGGGGTTTTTTATGGAAACGTACCACCGAACTAAGTTCAAGGAGTTAGGTATTGATGGGGTGTTTTCGCAAGACAACTTTGTATTTTCTAAGAAAGGCGTACTCCGAGGACTTCACTACCAACACACGGCCCCACAGGGAAAGCTTTTACGGTGTGTTAAAGGGGAAATCCTGGATGTTGCTGTTGATATTCGTCCTGACTCGCCTACTTTCGGGGAACATGTCTCCGTAGTTTTGTCGGAAAGTAACATGAATCAGTTGTGGATACCAAAAGGTTTTGCCCACGGCTATGCTGTGTTATCGAAGGAAGCCTATGTGTTGTACAAATGTGACCAAGTATGGGTTCCAGAGTATGATTCCGGGATTAGGTGGGATGACCCTGACCTAAATATTGATTGGAGGATAGAAAACCCCTTGATTTCTGAGAAAGACTCCAAGTTACCCCTTTTGAGAGAAAAAGATGAAGGGCATTAGTATAATTATTCCCTATTTGTCCTCAAGCCTTTCCATAGAGCTTTGCAAGGAGTACGCGCTAAAAAATGCAGACAACCCGAGTGATGTGGAGTTTGTGGAGATTGTGGATTCTACGGGCGTCTATGCAGCTTACAACGAGGGTGCTGAGAAAGCTACACGCGACCTATTAGTGTTTATCGGGGACGACATGTTATTAGGACCCAGTTGGGACACACATTTCTACGACCATGTCCAGCCCCGTACCATAGGAACATGCTATGTTATAGAACCTGGAGTGCCTTCAAAGGGAGTTAATTTCCGTAATGTGGAACAAAATTTTGGGTATAACCCAGAAGGGTTGCACAGAGAATCTTTGGATGGTTTTATGGAGAAGTATACCCCAGCTCTAGAGTCCCTTCCGGGTTTTGAGGGTCATGGGTGGTATCAGCCCCTCGCTTGCTTAAAGGAGAGTTGGGTTCCGTATTTAACTGACCCAGAGTTTCCTCACCCACAGGACATTGAACTGTTTAGTCGGTTAAATGAGAGTAAGTATTACTTTGTGCGCGTACCTGCTTTTACTTATCATTTTCAGTGTCTGACTATAGAGCCAGACATAAGGTATTGAGACCCCCCACCGTGTATAAGTCAAAGACTACGCACTACTCCTTCTTAGGGGTACACACTCTTGAAGCAGAGGGGGTGAGTTGTAGTGTTTTTCACCCAGTACCAAGCCGTAATACCCATTCCATTCACACCGTGTATAAGTCAAAGATATGGTACTCGTAGTGATGAAACGCAGCCAACTAGGGTTTTACCTAAAGAAGGGGTTTACCCTCGTAAGGAGGTATCAACAGGGGGACGAACCTAATGACCTAAAGGATTGTTTTGAGGTGTTGGAACGGTGTATAAGTCAAAGAGTAGCGGAGAAGGCAAGAACAAGACATGGCAAGGGGGTTGAGATAATAGAAGTCCCTTAATGAGAGAGGACACCCCGTAAGCCACATGGTTCCAGTTTAGCCTTATTAGTATAATAGACCGATTTCGTAGGAAGTTTGATTTTCTTCCCTAGATATTATTGTTATGATACCTCTTCGTTTTAAGGTTTCGTTAAAAAGTTCTGAAATTTTGCCTTATAAAAATTTGCTTCCTCTGGTTCATTTATCTATAAATGAAAAAGAAAGAGAGAAAGTTCGTGCTTTATTAAAGTATAAAAGTAATGCTTTGTTTGTAGAAGATATGAGGAAGCATAAGCATTTACGCGAAATGGCTTCCGCTTTAATGTTTTTAATTTCTTTGGAAGAGGACAAGGCTCAACAGCGAGAATTTTTTAGTAGAATAATTTTCTTTGATAAGGATTTAGAAAAACGATTAAGAGAGATGTTTGGTATTCCCTGTGAAGGTTTACACCCTTTAATGATTCAGTTAATGTATAGTGCTTCTTGTGATACGGATGAATGGGACGATACAATAATGCCTTCTGAATAACAAGAAATTAAAAAAGGAGCCGCTGGCGAGCCGTAAGTGCTGTTCCCATAAGGACTTAGGAAAATCCATTATTTTTTTTTGATTTTCCTAAGTCCTTACACCTTAAAGACTTACGGTCGTTAAAAGCAACCGAGGGGCTTGACTTGCCCTGCGATATGTGCTATACTTTCGGACGGCGTGGTTACTCTACACCGCCTTTAGCCCATTTAACCGTAAATCAAAGGAGATAAGATTTTGGCTTCAAATTTTATAATAGACCCTATTAAAAAGAAAATCCTGACTAAGTTGGTCGAGTCGGGTAAAAACACAATGCTCACAGGGGCAACAGGATGTGGTAAAACTACTTTGTGCTTTGAGGTAGCAAAGGAGTTGAATCTAAATCCAGTTGTGATTAACTGTGGTTCTACTCAAGATGCCCGAAGTTCTCTTTTGGGTTACTTTACTTTGGATAATGGCAATACTGTTTTTCAGGAAGCCGACTTCCTAAAAGCAATTCAAGAAGAAAACACTTTGATTATTCTTGATGAATTGTCCCGTGCTTCTGACGATGCTTACAACATTATCTTTCCTCTTTTGGATTTTCGTAAGGAAGTTCGTGTAGATGAAAAAGATGATGGGCGTGTGGTTAAGTTAGCAGACAATGTAAAATTTATTGCTACTGCTAACATTGGTGTAGAATATAGTTCTGCCCGAAGTATTGACCGTGCTTTACAAGACCGTTTTATCTCTTTCAACATTCCTTACCTAAAAGGAAGTAAGGTTAAAACTTATGTAAAGAAGCAATTTGATTCTGAGACTGCGGATATCGCAAGTCCTCTTTTCAAGATTTACGATTATACTCACAAGATGTTTGCCGAGGGTAAACTTTCTGACCGTCTTTCTACTCGTATGGTTTTAGAAGTAATGCCTTTAGTAAAGGACTTTACTATTGGTGAGATTCTGGATAATGTTATCCTTTCATTGTTCCAACAAGATAGTTCTGCTATTTTGAATGATGCTAACATCATTAGAGAATATAGTGATTCTCTTGGAGTTTACAATAAAGAACAACAGGCAAACGGCTAAGTGATGGCTGAGAATCCTTTTGAGAGCGTTGATAACATTGACGCTGAATTTATGGAACGGTGGCTTGGTGGGGTAGAGATTGAATCTTTATCCCCCAAGATTCTTTTTGATATCAAACAGTTGATTCAGCATTATGCCAGTATCATTGTTCCAGAGGAAAAAGTAAATATTGCTTTTCCTGATGGAGAAAAAGAAAGCCCCCGTGCTTCCGTTGAAAACTTGGAAGTAAAAATCCCTACTGCTATGTTAGCAAACGGGAGAGTAGATGAAACTATTGGTGCGATGATTCACGAATTACACCATATTAAATTATCCGATAAAGAAACAAATATCTGGCTTTCATGCTTCAATTTTGTTTGTAAAGTATTGGATACTTTGTTTGTGGAAGATGGGAACGGAGGATATAATTCTCTTTATGAGTTGATTCTCGGAGATTCAGATTTGAGATTTGAGGATATCATGTCTCCTGAACCTACAAACCCAAATGCCCTTTTCTTACGGAAGGCGTGTGATGATGTTGCTTTCTTTTTGAACGCTATTGAGGATGTTAGAATTGACGCTAACACACCCCCTAACTTGAAAAAGTATATCGACAAATTAGATTCTAACGCATTTACTAAGTTCAAACCGAAATACGAGGACGGAGAGTTTGACGGGGAAGAATTATTCCCTGTAATTTATCGGCTTCTATTCCACCATAAAGGATATATTGAAGATGATTTTATCAAAGGTAAATCTCCAGACTTAAATGATATTGTAAACTCTAGTCCAGAAGAAAATGCTTCTTACTTCTTTGAATCTTTTAAGGAAACTCTAAGAGAGCATATTGAAAATCTTTATCAAAACGGAGAACTTCAAATGCCTCAAGTTGGTTTAGTTTCTGGAGAAGGTGGCAGAGATATTATGGATATGTATTTATCCGAGAAAGGTAAGGATGCGTTAAAAGAGGAAATGAATAACTCACTTGACGGAAAAGGAAATTCTCTTTCTGATGCCGTGGACTTTGAGGACAGAGAAGTTGATTCCACAAACAAAGAAAAAATCTCGTCAGGACTAAGAGATTTTAGAAAAAACATTGAACCTTGTAAGGATAAACCAATTATTATTTCTCAAGAATTTGAGTTAGAAATTGATTCTTATAAGAACATTAAAATTCATAAAACCACAGAAAATCTTAGCAGGAACGGTTCAAGTTATGATGTAGATTATTCGTGTGTTTTCGTAGATTATGCTTGATTTATTTTCAATTTCTGGTATAATAGACATTC